TCCCGGTGATTCCGTCCATCGGTTTGTCTCTCCAGGCATGAATGAATAGCACCCACCCGGCTATGATCAGGAGCCAGAAATAACCGAAACGGTAGATGTCATAACCGGATTGTGATTGGAAGAACGCCGCGAACGTGAAGTCGTTCTCATCCGAAGCATCCATCCTGTAGAACACAAACACCCCGGCGCCGAGACACAGCAGGAGAAACATCTCCGGGAAATAGGCGTTGAACATCCCCAGGACGGTCTTGGTGTCATCGTACTTCCAGTCCAGGTATTTCGCTCCAGCAACCAGTGTTGCGATGACGAGCGTGACTCCGACCCACCGGATAGCGCAGACGATGATCTTGTCTCTCATGGTTGTATCGGCCACCGCCTCACGACCCCCTCCAGTTCGCGCAATCGTTCACGCACATCGGCCTGCTTGCCCTCGATCAGTTCCAGCCGTTTCTCGATGGTGTCGATGAACCGGATGCCAAGGAACGAGACGAGCGCCAGCAGGATGGTGATTACCCATGCCCAGGTGATGTAAGTCTTGCCGTTCTTCTGGGTCGCATAGATTATCCGGCGGATCTTCTCCTCGTCGATGTCCATCCGCTCCTGCAGTACCTTGAGGAAAGCATCGACCTGATGCGAGGCGAGTTCATCGCTGTCCTTGCTCGAGTTCATGGATTATCTGCCGTGATTCTGACGACGTTCGTGCCGTCGCACTCGACGATCGCCCTCTTTCCGACTGCGATCGTGATGCCACTACCGGCTGCTGTTTTTACCTGAACACCAAATCCGGTCGTATTCGCGAACACGATATATGAGCGCGGTACTGTGGGAACGATCACGTCGCGCAGCGCGGAGAGCGCGCCGGTAAGTTCCATAGACTCGCACATCGCCTGCTCGTAGGTGAGCGTCTTGTTCGCGTCCGCCATCGCGAGCGTGAAGCGCCCGTAGAGGAAGCGGTTGACGTGGTGCGGGTCGCGGTGGTCCTCGTAACTTGATACGGAACTTGCGCCTGTTGCGACCTTATAAAGCGCGAGCTTGTCAGCATCGAAAGCTGTGGCTGGTTCGGAGACCGTCAATGAACGATTCACAGAGACGAAGCGGCCGGCAGGCGTCGATCCCGTTAGAGCGATTGTCGCGTTCGCCTTTGCTGTCGCCGTCTCGTTGATGTACCAACGCCCGATGCCGTAGTAGCCCCACGTCAGCCCGCTCGAGGTCGAGCCCCTGCGTCCAAACGCGGTCGAGATGGAGGCCGCGTCGAAATATTGGTTCGCCGTGACCTCCTTCTGGCTCTGCGAGTTCGAGATCGTGTCGATGTTCGTCGTGGAGTCTGCCATCTATATCGTCCCTGTTGCGGCGAAGCCCCTGCCGACCGTCGCCGAGATCTGGTACACGCGCACGCTCACCGAGGATTGCGGCGAGCCGAAGTCCGTCGTCTGCTGCGCGGACGTGTACGTCGCGCTCTGGGAAGACGTCGAGATCGTCCGGAGGACGACGTTCAGCACGTTGAGGATATCGACCTCGTAGGACTCGGAGTCCTCCCCGAGCGGGATGTCGCTCAGGCTGTTCCAATCCCAGCTGATCCGGCCCCTGCGGATCCACGTGATCGTGATGTCGTTCGACGCGTCGCGGAATCCTCTCAGGTAGACCGGGCTCAGCGGCTTGAGTCCCGCCCCGGTGTTCGTGAACGACGTCGATGAGGCCAATTCCAGAGATGATCCGATCGCTGGGGCCTTGTAGAACTTCGCGACGTTCAGCTCCGCGGTCGTCCCGAACGCCCTGATCAGCCCGGAGCTGGTCGAGATCAGAATCACGATGTCCCCAATGGCGTGAGAGGCCATGAACTGCTCGGTCCCTCTCCTGCCCCTCAGGAGACCTGAAAGAACGTAGGTCGTCCCGGAGGAGAGCGTCGCCGTCGTGAACTGGATCAACTCGCTCCCGATGATGGCGAGGTTCGCGCCGTTGAGTACGTCGAGTTGAGTTGCCGACGACGGCGTCCCGGCGTTGAACGTCACCGTGACGGAGTTGAGATCGTCGAATACGTTGCCACCGGAGAAGTTCCCGAGGGCCGTCGTCGCGTAGCCCTGCGTCGCCGACGTGACCACGGACCCGAGCGGGGTGTAGCTCGTCCCATCCGAAGAGCTATGAAGGACCGCTCCATCCCAGCCGTCGAACGTACCGGACATTGCAGCATAGAACCCCGGGTCGTCGTCAATGTCCCTGAGTATCGGGATGTCGAGCAAAGCTAGGAGCGTAGGACCACCGATGCCAACGATGTCCTGCCCTTCCTGATTCGTGGCCCCTGCGGCGGCGGACGTATATCCAGCCTGATGGTCAGAGACCCCTTCCCAGTCGATCCGCAGGCCATTCTCGACCTTGGTTGCAGCCCTCAGGATGTGCGTCAGGTTGCCGGAGGTGATGGAGAATGTGTCTGTCGGCTCGTAGGCGGCGAACTTCGGACCAGTGGACCACTGATATCTCGTCCGCTCGGCGTGCGCGTTATAGAGGAGCACGTCGGCGACGCGCGCGGCATCCGTTGGTGCCATCGCGATCGGGAAGTCCTCGAAAGTCTGCTCCCTAGCCCTAGTGACGAGTCTCCTCGCGTATTCGGCGGCATCCTGGTAGTCCGCGGTGCGGTTCCAGAAGTTCACCGTCAGCTGCCTTGGGGCGCCGAGTTCGTCCGCGCGGACGTACCGGAGGACCGGGATCTCGTCTCCCGTGTAGGCCAACTCGTCCTCGTCGATCGTCACCGGGGAGGCGACCCCTCGCTTGACGAACTTCACTAGGTTGTCGCTCTCTACAGCATCGAAGAAGAAGGCCCTCGCCAGGAGTTCGATCGCTGACCTCGCAGTCATCGGGTGCCCTCTGACGTATCCGTAGAGCGTATCCGTCAGGCTCGAGGCGTCTATCTCTCCTGGATCGTAGCCTGCGTCCTCGCAGATCCGCTCGACCGCGTCTTGGACCGTCGTCCCGTCCGTGGCCGTTAGCCTGGGTAGCGGCTCCAAGAGAAATAGGTCAGCGGTCGCGGCGGTGATGATCGCCGAATAAACAGCGTAACTCGTCGAGATCCCCATCTCGCTGGTCGATGACCCGGAGACGTTCGCCACCGTCGATCCGTCTGAGGCCAAGCACTTTCGCCACGTCCCAGTGTTGATCCACAGGTATCCGTCGTGCGCGAAGATGAAGTCAGCGAGCGTAGCCCCGTCCGCGAGGACGATCGACTGCTCTATCGCCCCGGTGGATGGGTCGAATCGTTTCAACTCAGGATGCGGGTTCGGAGTTGCAACTGTCCACGACACCCACGGACGCCCAGAGAGGTCCCACCTCAGGCCGTTGAAATTCGCTGCCGTGTTGAAGCCCGTAATCGAGACGCTCGTCGTTCCGCCGTCCAGCGCCGTGATGTATATGCCGTTCGTTCGGTCTAGCCAGTGAACGAGTCCGTCCGCGCCATAGTAGGCTGGACCGTAACCGCTTCCGACCCCTATGACGTAGCTCTCGACATGCGAGGTAGAAGTTGACGCGCCGTCCCACTCGGGGATCTGCGTAATATCCTTGATGCGGAAGATGATCGACCCGCCACCGACCCGGAAGTATGCGTTGTCGTTCGCGTCGATCCTGAACTCCCTGTCCGGGACCTGTGACGTTGACGCGCTGACGTAGATGATCCTGTCCGGCACCCCGGTCGTCGCGAACCTCACGAGGTATGTTCCGTTGACGCCGTTCATCTTGCTCGTCCCGGCGGTCCAAAAGTTCTTCGACCTATCGTGCGCTACGCAGACCGGGACAAACGTCGAGTTCGGCCATCTCCCGAACTGCGCGTTCGTGTACTGCGGGACCGTGCCGATCGGCGTTCCGTTTGCGGCGTTGAAGAAGTCCAGCTCCGGAGCGGAGTTCTGATTGCACGTCGCGACGACCTCGGCTCCGTTCCAGACCATCTCCGTCACACCGGAGAGGCTGATGTTGTCCCATACCAGCGCCTTCGCCAGGTCCGCTGTAGAGCCAGTCGCGACGACCTCGAACTCCAAGTTCGGGATCGCATTTCCATACGGAGCAAGATTCAGCCCCGTGAAGACCCAGTAAACCCAACCACGATACGCTGGTACGTTGCCTGCGCCGAGGGCCGCCTCCATCGTGGGATCAGGAAGTTGAGTCTCGCTGCCTGTGTATAGTTTGCTATTCTGAACGCCTTGATTTGAAGCGATGATGGTCGCCGTATCCGCCGTGTCTCCGACGTTGTAGATCAGCGTCGAGTTCGCCCATATCCTTCGGACGCCGATAATCTCGCCTTCACAGATGGATATGGCTAGGTCGACTTCACCGGTGTATGTCGTCGATGTGACAGTCTGTCCACCGCCGCCCTTACCGCCAACCTCTTGAGAGCTTTGCGTTGCGATCTCGCGAATCCCGCTCGACCAGATGACGTTCCCGGCGACCCTGGCGGTTCCGTCGATCACAGGGATGCCTATCCCATAGGTCGAAGCCTGAACGCGAGTGTCGCTGAGCCGAGGACCGAAGACTTGCTGGTCCGGGGGCTTCTTCTGGAAGAGGAATTGCCCCGCCAGGCTCCCGATCGCCCATCCCACGGCCGCGTACCCGGCCGGCGCGATTGCCGCTCCGACTAGCCCGAGCGCTAGGATAGCCATCAGCAGACCCCTGGGAGTCTGTATACCGCCCTGAGTCTGCGGCGCCACTCATCATCAAGTCGGTTCTCGACGACCTTCCCGGCCGGCTCATAGGCGTGGATGATCGATAGCCCTCCGGCGTGATAGTTGGCGACCACCGCGAGGTGCCGCGTGTGCTCGTATGCGAAGAGCGCGACGTCCCCTGAACGCATCTCCGCCGGGTCGATCTGCCTCATCTCCCGCCCGCATATAGCTTCGATCGGCTCAGCGTCCACGACCCTCGGGAGCCTCCGATAGCTTGTAGCGTCATATCTTGAGAGCCCTAGAGTCCTGGCGACACCGAACGTGATTAGGCCGACGCAGTCGATCCCTTCCCGGCTCCTTCCCTGGTGGCGGAACGGAACGCCGAGGAGATCCCTTGCCGCGGCGACCACCTCGTCCGACGTGATCATGGTCTCTTGAACATGGCGTCCAGTCCAGGCACGTGCGGGAAGCCACGGAAGTTGACGCCGTTCGAGAACTTCGTGACGCAGTCCTCCGCGAAGCGCTTCCGGCATCCGGGCCACATGATGTACGTGTCCCCCACCTGGATCGGGAAGATCATGGGCATCTGGAGCGTGAAGAGTCCGGTCGCCTGCGTGTTAGTCTTGATCTCCATCGCCTTGCCGGAGTTCAACCCGCCTGGGCTCGCCGCGCCGCCGGTCCAGTAGATCCGGCCTCCGCCGAAGTAGTCGTCGGCCTCAGTCCTCGACGTGTCCCGGAAGTTCGCCTGGTCAGTGACGTGTGTCACTGTGCCGGTCACGTCGAAGTTGTCCGCGTTCAGCGTGCATCGCGCGTCGAAGAGGTCAGCCTGACAGCTCGGCGTGTAGACCTCTCCGACCGTCTGTTGGAGACCCCACATCAGCCCACGAAGCTCCGCGAAGAAGCCGATCCCGGCGACCCGTATCTCCCCGAGCCGGCCGTTGCGGACGGAGATCTTCCCGTCCCCGAGCGACTTGTAGTTGACCCTGAACCACTCGACCTCCGCGTGGTCCCAGACCCCGGCGAAGACGTCGCTCTCGACGATCGCCGCCGAGTTGAGCGCCCCGGAGATCTCCAGGTTGTCGATCGCCATGTCGGAGGAGGACTGCACGGCGCTCGACTCGTACCCCGTGGACGCCCTGTAGAGCACGCTCTCGAAAGAAATGTCCTCCGAGTAGTCCGTGAACCCGAAGACGACGCCGTCCGTCCTGGTGACCTTCCAGCACGTCGCGAGCGTGAGCACCGTCCCGCTGATGTGCGTCGCCATCGCGTCGGAGATCGTCTTCACGTCTCGAACACCTCGATCAATTCGATGGAGTCCCACGTCCCGAGCTTCTGCCCGCCGCCGATGTTGACGACCGCCGCGCGCATCGCGGCGACGTCGAACCGGACGGGGACGTCGAACTCGCCGGTCCAGCCAGACGGGGCGGAGCCTCCGGTGTGGGTCACGATCCCGGTCGTGTAGTCGACCGAGTAGGTCCCGCCTCCGGCGACCGTGATCGGGTTGACGGGCTTCAGGATCGTCCGATCCTCGGTGTCCGACCCGGACGTGTAGCGCTTCTTGAGCTGGTAGAGGCCGCTCGGACTCCCGGGGATGAGCGAGACGATCCCGTCGGACCCCGTGACCTCGAAGTCGAGCGGGTCCTTGAACCGGAACGGATGAGCCTGCCCTTTGCACGCCCGGAAGTAGGCGTTCAGCTCCATGATCTCGGATTCCTCGCGGTTCAGGAACGCGATCGAGTAGCGCTGCCTCGGCCTGTCTTGCAGGAGGTTGCGTTGCTCGGCACCGGACCGGAGCTGCACGACCTCGACGACGTAGGACGGGCCGCCCTCCGCCCCTAGCGCGAGCTTCGTCGGGAACCGCGGAGTCTCCCTGAACGTCATCAGCCGTTCCTGTCAAGCGACCGCTGCACGCCCCTCGCGGCGGCGAGCGCGATCTGGTCCTGAGACCTTCTGTCGGTCTGCCCGGAGATCGTGAACTGGTTGATCACCGTCATCCTGCCTCCGCCAGAGGACATCTCCGAGAACGGGATCACGCTGCCGGCGGTGTCCGGGACGAACCATTCCGGCTCCCCGCCGTCCCCGACGACGTAGGCATGTCCCGCCTTAACCCTCCCGCCGTCCTGGAGGAAGAGACTGGAAATGTCCGCCGCCGCGTAGTAGCCAGCGCCTCCAGCGGCGCTCGCGAGCCCTTGGAACAGACCGTTGATCGGCACGTCGATCGGCTCCACTGAGCTTGCCAGCCCCTTCCAGAGTCCTTCGATGGGGATCTTGATCGGGTCGACCGCCTCCGTGAGGCCCTTCCAGATCCCCTCGACGGGGATCTCCGTCGGCGCCGGGACGTCGGTGAGTCCCTTGAAGAGCCCCTCGACCGGGATG